TAAGTAGTAAGTATGTGTGATACATCCGGTCCAAATACTGGTTCTATAGTATCACTTAATGCAATTGGTAAACAAGATACATACCTTTTAGAAGATGATCCCATTCATTCACTCTTTAAGTATGAACCTAAAAGACACGCTAATTTTACAAAGTTTCATAAAAGTTTAAATGTTAATAAACCAAATAGTTCTTCAACATCTTGGCCTTTTGGTGAAACTATAAAGGTTATGTATAACCCGAGAAATATGGGTGATCTTTTAGCAAATATGTACGTAACGTTTGAATTACCTCGTTTAACAGGAACTGATAGTTATTATACGGATCAAATAGGACGACATATTTTAAAATCTGTAACCATGCGTGTCGATGAAACGGTGGTTGAGAAATACCATGGTGATTGGGGAATTATATACGATGAACTGTACCTCGATGAATCCGAAAAAAGAACGAAAAGGTATACGTTAAATAGAAATAATGCAGAAGATACATCTTTATTATCTGGTAATCAGGTGCTAGCACAAGCTAAATCGCGTGTTTATATTCCCATACCTTTACTCTTTTCTCGTAAGTACGAAAGTGATGAATACGAAACAAATAAACCAAATCGCCCCTATTTTCCAATCTGTGCTATCCATAAACAAAAAATTCAATTTGAGTTTGAATTTCATAAACAATCCTTTTTTACAAATGAAACAGATGCATTATCAGTGAGTGAGTTTGATATTGTTACTGAAGAGATAACACTCGAACCAAGTGAGCGTAGTTATATAGCAAATAAAAGACACGTTCTCGTTACCGATATCGTTAAAAAACACCCTACTTTAGATATATCCACTGGGGTAAAAAATGCAAAACTTGAACTTGTTCCAAATATACCGGTTAAAACAATAAACTGGTTTTTTAGACAGAAAGCTTTTGAAAACGAAGATGTAATCACTGGTGGTGATACTTTACTCGCAAATGTATTTGCAAATAGGTATAACTTTTCATCTAATGTGGAGTATTCTGTAAATAATGAATTTTATAACCCACCAATGTCAAAGGCTAAAATATTTGTAAACGGTGAAGATATACCAAATATAGAAGATAGTGATCATAAATATTTCAAATACGTCGTTCCATTTTCGAGTCGTTTATCGAGGCCTTTACGAAACATTTACACGTATACATTCTCGATGAATCCGATTAATGTAGAACCATCGGGAATGTTGGATTTTAGTCAGTTACAATCAAATAGAACTGTTTTAGATGTAACTATGGAACCTGGACTTACTAGTGATTATACGTTACACCTTTATTATGTAGGATATCAAACATTCATTTTTGAAAACGGTGTCATGATACTTGTTTAGAAAAAAGTGCATTTTTATGATCATGAATGTACTCGATTATATTGTTTTTTATACACCATCTTATGAAATTCAACTGTGCAACAGTCGTATGTATTTCATTGGATGTACCTGGAACAGTATACGATATCTTAGAAGAACGACAAAATGGATCAAACAATTTTTTACTGTACCCATCTAAACTTGATTTATATGCACAATGTACACTAAATATTTTACCATCGTTCGTCTTATACGATAAATTGTTTTTCTTAGAGTAATTTGTAATAAACCATTCAAGGTTTCGTAAAGAAATACCACCCGTTTTATTTAGAATTTCTAAAAGTGTAGCTCTATTCTCGGGGTTATTATAAAACGTGTCGATTGATGTTAGTAGAATAGCTGATTTATTCATTATTACATTATTCCACGTAATTCTCTAAATCCCTTTCTTGATACTTCACATGCCGGACACCCAGGTTTAAATATACATTCTGATAAATTATGTGTATGTCGTATACCTTCATTACTTTTATTAGAACCCATTTCTATAGGAGCTCTAATATGTGGTTGATCAATGTGACTTCCACACATACCATTATATTTAGATCTTGCGGTGCAGTGTGTACCATCTTTCTTAAACCCTTTACAGAATTTACTTGACAATTCATTAGGTATTAAATTACACAATACTCTTGAGCTAATACATAATTCTTTAGAAATTATCGTACACATATCTAATCGCGCTAAATAATTTTCTTCTTCTTTGTGTTTATGTATAATTGGTTTAAGATCGTCTATAAGATCATGCTTTTTTTGTTTCTTTAACATTTATATCTTATATACGTCACTATTTTTTAAGTGTTTTGAACATATCACTTATTTTCTGTTGCCCTTCAATTTCAGCCTCTACTTTTTTCTTTGGACGTCGTTTTGGTTTCACGCGCGTTAGAAGTTCCCCAAATATTTCTTCTTTCGGATCCTCAAAGAGTGGTTCTATTAAATCACACACAGGGTTTAGGAACTTATTTATAAAATAGTATGCATAATCAATTTTTAAATTATTGTCTTTTGCGTATTTTGGATCTTCCGACTTTTCAAACGCCTTTGCTTTAGGATCACCGGTATCGAGAAGAATATAGGGTACACGATCACCTGATTGTGGTTCTGATCCTGGTTGTCTTTCTCGCATTTTTCGTACAACTTGAACGTGAGCTTGATTAATATCCTTAATATTAGGACTATTAATAGAAACCGTAAACCCTTTTGCTTTATACGAATCCGATAAACCCTGACTTAAAATTAGTTTTTCGTTAGGTACATCACCTTCAATAAGTTCAATAGCCCTTTGTAAAGCGAGTGCTTTTGGTGGTCCGGTATCACTACTCTCTAAAACAACATCAAGAAGTTCTTTACATACTTCACGCATGTGAGGTGTGTTATCCCTTCTTACCAATTGAAGTCCTTTGACGTCTATATAATCCATATTCATGTTACCATCTTTACCCTTTGTCCAAAGTTTTGCCGCATACCGTTTCTTTGAATATAAGAAATATGGACAATATACCTTCTCGAGTTCAAGGTTATTCGGTGCTTTGAAGAGTTTAGTACACTCTGCCGCGGCACGTTCACCTATTTCCCAACTATATTCAATTGCTTCCTTTCCTGTCCGGTTTCCTACATCAAATTCAACCATAACAGAATCCGTATCACCGTACCTTACCTTTGCACCCGGAAAATTCTTTTCAACATACGCTTTTGTTTCATCAATCATACTCCGACCTTTTAGAGTTACCGTCGATGCAATTTGTACACATGGTAACATACCTTTTGCCGCACCTGTAAACCCATATACAGAGTTCATGGACACTTTATACGCCAGTTGTTTACCATTATACATTTCTTTTAGAGCGCCGGTCGATTGTGCCATATCTTTTTTAGCTTGTTTACGAAACTGTTTTAATTCTAGAAGAATACTTGGTAAAAGACTAGGAACATCTTGTGCAAACTTATAAAACCCAAACGTTTCGTATGTTATACCCGGTATATTTTCGTATTTTGAATCCATAACCATGGATGAATAACACAAATTGTGCGCCATCATAATTGATGGATATAGACCTTCAAAATCCAGTGCTGTTATTGGTGTATAATAGGCTCCTTTCTGTGCGTCTAGAACGGTCGCACCTTCATATCCATCCGCAGAATATTGTCCCCATGATATAGTTGGAACCATAAAACCCATTTCACGCGCTTTCTTTGTTAATAAACTAAACACTTTGATTTGTTGCCCTCTTTCGACTAAATAACACAATGGAACCCACGTTGCTTTAGCCATTTCTAGTAGATTAACAAGTATAGACAATTTTGATAACAAACGATGGGGTAAAAGTGTATCCTTAATACAATATTCCGCGACCTCACGTAACTTTACGGGGTCTTCTTCAACAAAACGCGCAAACATTTCTTTCGGTGGCATATCAATTTTGTTATCACCGAGGTACAGTTTCGAAACATTATCGAGTTTATACGAATCAAGTTTATACCCTTTTTTAACTTCATGAAATAGATCGAAAATAAACCGCCCAGGCATAGGTAAAATCTTAAGTGCATTATCACCAAGTGCACTCGACGATAACTTCTTATATACAAGTTCACACGAATGATTTTTCATTTTACTCATCTCATAAAAGGTTTGATCACATTTTGTCATGACTGCACGTTTCATTATATATTCTAAATCAAAACCAAATATATTCCACCCAGTTATGATATCGATATCTTTTTCCATAAGGTACTCCTTAAATGCCATAAGCATTTCACGTTCCGTATCATAACTCTTAATTGTACACCCGTCTAGGTTCGAATCCGTTTTTTTATAACAAAAACACGTTTTATCGTACGGTACATCGGAACCATATTGTATAAGTGATACAGCAATTTGAAAACATGCATCATCTTTTACGTCTGCATCAGGAAACTTACCTGTTGAACTATTACATTCAATATCAACAGATGCAACTACAAATGGTGCAGTCTCAGGAATATCAACTGGTTTAAGTGTTTTCCAGTCGTTACAGAACAGGTCTATATTAACGTGTGCTAAATGTGAACGCACACACGTATTACCAGTATCCATCCATCCAGTTGATTGAATATTAGTTCGGTGCATTAACCTCAGAACAGGATCTAAGTTTGATTCATAGACTTTATATTTCATGGATTCATCGGGTAATGTACGTTTCAAACGACCATTTACCATACGTCGTGCCGCGAGGTTTTTAAAGTTTAATTGCATGAAAATAAATTTTTCATTATTTTGGAAACCCCATACATCTTTAGATTGAACAATATCATAACTTATCAGACATTCAGGACATACTTTATCTATTTTTGTGTATAAATTATGAACATCGAGTGTTGACGTTTTCTTCGGGAGTTTCACGAAGAAGTATGGTTTAAAACTAGTCGTAACACACACAGACTTACCTTCGTTTGTTTTACCAAAAATACTAATCAAGTGTTCGTCTTCCGTGTCTTGTGTTTCCCAGGTCAATACTTGGAACACGACCATTTTTATCTTATTACGTTAACGCCCGATTTTTTTAATATAGTATAGTAGTAAATATGTCAGCTGCTTTGATTGATCTCGTCTCAGTCGGTGCCC